CTGTTTTTTATTAGTTTCCATCGAAGCTCTGCCCCGATCAATATCATCTTGAGTTATTTTATATTTAAGATATGCTTGTGCAACACCATCAAAATGTCTTTCTTGAAAGTATTGAACTGCATCATCTATTACATCCTCAACTTGCTCATCAGCAATATTAATTTCCAGCACTGGAGCACCCAGTTGCCTTTTGCAATAGTTTACAAATTCTGTCCTATTTGATGGAGATGCCATTTATACAATTACCCCTTGATGTATTTATGGTGCTGAAGCTATGCCAGTATAAACTAGAATATTTCCATTTACTATATTATAAATGGATGCTCCTGAACTTACTAAAACATTATATTCATATCTTCCTTCTGAAAGACTTGTAGTTGCTGTTGACCCCATAGAGATGTCAAATATACCACCACCAGCACTTGTAAATCCTACACTAAAAGTTCCTGCTGCAACTGTTGTAGCTGCCACTCCTGCACTTTTTTGCATTTGGGCAGAACCTGTCCAAACTGAAGTAGTAGTTAATCCTTGAAAATCAAAGGCAACATCAGAAGTATCAACTACAGTAAAAGTAGTTTTAAAATCTGTACCAGTATAAATGGTCAGATTAGCAGCATATGGTACTCCTGCTGATGGGTCGAATGTTAAATTTTTACTTGCCATTGACCAGTTCCTTTAATAGAGATTTAATTTCACCAATTTCACCTTTTAAATTAGCAAGATCTTGTTCCATAGATTCCACTCTTTCATTTTTTAAATTTTTTGCATTACGAGATGAAACATAATGTTGATAATCCAAAGAATTTACGTTAAGAATTGTACCTGTATGGGGATCTCTTGCGAGATCCTTATGACCTTCAATATTATAATGTTCCATTTATGCAAGAGCCATTACACGTAGATCTTTAACTTTTGGAACAAATACTTGACTTGTTGATGTTAATAGAAGTTTAATTCTATAATATCTAAAGGAAGGTAATCTATCTACTGTAAATGTATATTCCTTAAAGTTAGCATTATTACCAAAACCATACTGACTTGATGGAGTAACTAATATATCAGATAATCCATCACTATTTTGTTCAGTAATAATTTCACCCCTATTATTCAAGTTATCATATCCAGGAAAAGGAGTAAATATTGGTTCAAATCCATGCTCACTTCCAACTGAATAAAATGCTCTGATATTTGCATCAGGATTACTATGACCTGACAATATTACTTTAATAGAAGTAGCAGCATTTTCCAATTGAAGTTCTTTAGTAATATACTGACAAGCAGTAGGATCATCAATAACAGATTTTACTCTATTATCAGTAGCATAATTACTAACTACACTATTGATCCTATTATTAGTAAGAATGGTGCTTACTCTCTGAGAATCAATAACAGGACTTACTTTAGAATCAGTAGTTCCAAGAGTGAGTCTCATTTGTAGAGACTTATTACCTTCAACCTGATCTAGTTTTTCATCTTCATTAATCTTAGAATAAACTGCCCTTGGAGTATCAAGATAATTTGGTTCACCTATAGTAATAGATTCAAATCCTTCATCAATATATGGAGTTTCATTTCCACTAATACTAGATGTAGAAGTAGTTCTTATTTCACAACCTAATGTAGTTCCTGTAGTTGTAACATTTTGAACTATAGGAGTAATAACTTCAAATGGCATATTTTGAGTTGCCTTTATTTCATACCCACCACAAGACTTAGTTTGATTTAAGTAGAGTTTAGGGAATCCAACATCATTACTTCTATCATCATTAATAGTTCCAATTCCAGTCATATCAAGTTTGATATTGTAAGAATCGAAAGCAATTGATCCAGTAGGTGATGTGGATGTAGAAGTTGAAAGTCCATGAGTTGTGTTTATTCTCCTCAGACTAACTCCACCAAGTTCATACTTATAAACAGGTGTTCCTACAGCATAATCAACTTTATCATCTCCTCTAGCGGAAATAGTAATTACATTACCAGTTACATTATTATATTCAACAATTTCTTTTCCAATCTTCACATATCCTCTATTAGTTGTACCAACACCAACATTCTCAAAGTTGGAGAATGAAGAGGCATCATCAACACTAATTGAAGATTCATTACCAGTCTCTAATGCAATACTCAATTTAGTTGGTTTAATATCTGATTGAACATCTGATATTTTAACTCTATTTTGAGTGGAATACATTCCATGATTTTTATGATTAACTTTAATATGCAATCCATCAGATTCTACATCTATAGAACTGATCTGCACATCTCCACCATTAACATATCCAAGTTCAGTCTTAATTCCAGAACTGTTTGTATAGAAAAGCGTATTAGCAGTACCAACAACAAATTCACCTTGAACACTATCAATAGTCAATTCATTAGTCATTCCAATACCAGTAATACTAAATCTAGCATTACGTCCAACAGTTCCATTACCACCAGTAGAAAGTCCAATAGTAGTAATACCAAGAACATCTCCTACAGAGTATCCTGTTCCACCATTAGTTATTGTAGCAGCAGCTGCAACTCCATTATTAACATAAACATTAGCAACTGCCCCTCTTCCTGTACCAGTAATTGTTTCTAGATTAACACTAGCAAATGTTTGATTACCATCAAGAGGTGTATAACCAATACCAGCATTAGTAATATTTAAACCAGCAGGAGTAATAGATCCACCAGATCCAACAATATTACCTTCTGCCAGTGTTCCATCTTGAGTAATAGTATTACCCAATTCATAACTATCACCAACAGTTGTTCCAAGACCAACTCTTATTCTTCTAGAACCAAGAATTAATGAATCTGGTGCTAGTGTAGGAATTTGATTATTTCCTTCAGTCAATTCTGGACTATAAAATTCAACAGTACCTGATGTTTCAAATTCTGCTCTATACATAGTGAATTTCAAATCTTCCCATTGACTTGGTTCCCATGTAGAAGCATTCTGCGACTTAAAGAGAGAACCTAAGTATGGTTGGTTGGAAATAAATGTATCAGTTAATAAATCAGTTTCACCAATCCTTGAAATGTAAACACTATACTTAGTAGAATTAGATGCTAAAGCAATAGAATATTCCGTATTATCACCCTCAAGATAAACAGGAGCTTTAAATTCAACTGAAGTTGCAACAGATCCATCTGCAGATGTATTAACTTCTGCAGGATCTAATACAATTTCAGAGAAAGGAAGAACATGTTGTGTTGGTAATCCATTCTGCATAGATCTAATTTGGAATACCACAGGTATATCCATATCATCTTTAGTTCTAAAGAAGATATCACACTTAGTAACAAATACTCCACCAGTATCTTCAACTAAGAATGATTGTGCAAGAGGGTCATACCATCCAATAATTTCTTGACTGGTCTGATTTGCAAGTGTCTGACTTCCTACAACTTCGGTTCCAAGAGATCTATTAACATTCCTTTCTTGGAAAGATTGTCTTTGTTCAATCCTTGCATTCCTAACAGAAATAATATTCTCTTGAATACTCTCTAATGTTCCAGAAGAAGTAAATGTTTCATCAGCAATAGTCGTAGCATTATCAGGATTGTTTTCTGGATCATTAGTTAATGTAAGAACTTTACTTCCTGCTTCAAATCTTGGGAAACTAATATTATTTGGATTTGGAATATAGAATGATCCAGCACAGAATGCACCAATATCTGAAAGAAGTTGTACATCATCAATAGTTGCTATTGCACCACTACTTTGACCTCTTAAAACCATTCCTGTTTCAACCCATCCAAAATATTCACCCTGTGGTTCATTGGATAATGAGAATGTATCCACATTCAGTATTGTTGAAGTAGATGAATATGATGCAGGGAAACTCTGATTTGTATAGGGGTTTTCTGCAAAAACCTTAGTAGGAACATTATATGGTCCTTCTTTATGATTAGACTGTGCAACCCTAAAGTTAATTCCTGGTATACTATCTGCAGTTATTTGACTAAGACCTGTTGGATTAACCATTCCAACAACCTTTTCACCAACCTGGAAAGTTCCAGATGTCATAGAAATTTGAAGGATCTTAGGTACACAATATTTGGTTACATCTTGACCATCAAAGAAAGCATAAAGTTTTGTTAGAGGTTTAACCCTCTTAGCAACAAATTCAACGTTTCTAGATCTCATAAACGGAACAAGATCTCTACTTACAACCCTATCACCAACAGAGGTTCTTTCAAATGATTCCGTAACTAATGTTTGAGTACCTGTTCTATTCTCAACACCTTGTTGTGTTGTAGTCCTTATAGTTTCTCTATCTACACGATTAACAGTTTCTCTAATTCTTCTAGCAGGGTTTCCAAATCCACCACTAAAGTTATTAATCCAACCACCCATTCCAAACACACGAGTTTGATTTGCAATAACAGTATCTCTAGTAGTATCATTAGTTGTTGTTCCTGTCCATGTAGTTTGCCATGAACCCCAAGTTACAGGACCAAATCCTGTTTGTTCGTCTATTTCACCATTATCAACCATTCTATTATAAATTGAAGTATAATCACCCTCAACATTAATAATTTTAGGTTCTAATCTAGCAGTATCAACCCATGTATCAGATGATGGGGTAATCTCCATAGTTCCTTGCCAGAAACTAATTAGGAAAGGAGTAACACTTTCAGATCTAGTTGCAAAACTTTGCTTTATCCATTCAACTTCAGAATAATCTAAAGTTATAACATCATTTTTCTTTCTAACATTAATTCCTTCAATTGTAGCAAAATTAAGATCATCAGTAGGATCATTACCCACAACTGGTCCAAATATTAGATCAATAGAATTTGTATAATGTCTTGGACGCAATTCTTTATTTTTTACATCAATACTATTGTTAATAGGAATTGCTTGTTCTTGAGTTTGGAATCCAGTAAAATTATCAACAAAAAATCCAGACTTAAATCTATTCAATCCATCACCATCAGCAACAAACATGTTTGCTGTATTTGTTTCTAATAAAGAAAGAGTTGTATAATACTCAAGATTCTTGATTCTATTCTCAAGATTCTTAATATCAGACATCGTAAATCTCTTACGATCTAAGAAATCAATCTGTGCTCCAGCAACATTATAAAGATAAGGTGGAAGTCTAACAGTTGCTATTTCAATAGCACCATCAACAGAAACAGGTTTTTGTGGATCTTCTCCAGGATCTCCATATTTTATTTGGAATTGCCCTTCTTTACTTAAAAATATTCTATCAATTCTTCCAAGATAGAAAGAAAAATCAGTTAATAAAGACTCATCAGAAGCTAAAATATTAGGAGAAGAATTTCCAGATGCATTAAAGCTTCTTCCTTTAAATTCAAGAGGGGATCGATCACCTTCAGAAACAGAAGATACTTGACTTGCTCTTGGTCTAATATCAATTATATCAGAATTGGAAATATCATCAATTTTTGGAATATCTATACCATAATCATATTGATCGTAAGAATTAACAGTTACAAAATCACCATTGTCTCCAGAATCAAAAGATCCATTTGAGTAGTATATTTTTATCTTTTTAGTTGGAGCATCTGAATCAGATTTTCTTTTAATTTGACCTATATTATAAATGGTTGATTGTTGACCATCTACAAATGAGAAATTTGGAGATATATCAAAACTTGGAGAATCTAAAGTAGAAACTATTGCACTAGAACCAGATTCTTGGAAGGTTACAGTTTCTCCCTCTTTAAATAAATGTTCATTTTGATAAATTATAGTAATTTGAGTATCACTTGGTTTTTCTGCCACCATTGCAACAGCATCACTAGATTGTCCAATTATTTGCTCACCAATAATCAACTCATTAGTTGTAGTTGATTGAGTAACAATAGAATCAAGGGTTACTTTAGGTGCTGATGGATCACTAGTATCAGCTGATTCATATATTGACAATACTTCTATAATATCAGCATCATTAATAGAGATATTCTTATCCTGAACTCTTGTCCCATATGGATAAGAACCATAAGTCAATCCATCATTTAATGTTGTAGCTCCAATTCCAGAAGCAGCATCCTTAGAATAATTAACAACTAAAGACTTAACAGCATTTCTTATCTTCTGTTTTGCTTTTGGTTTTTGCTTCTTAATGGTAGCAATCAAAGTTGCACCTTTATTAGCAGCAGGGGGATCTACTAAACCACGAATCTGACAAGTATTTCCAGATCCAAAATCAAATTGGTCAGATGTTAATTCATGAGTCTTACCATCTGCACCAATTAATGAATATCTCTTTGGAGTAAATGGTTGGAAAGATTCACTAGTGTCTATTGTTGGAAGAGGAGTTTCTAATCTACCAGAACTAATATTAACTGCAAATGTTTTTCTAACAACAACAGAAGCACCTGTTAAATCTACATCAGATATATTTCTCTTAGAAAATCTAGTATATAATGTATTATCACTAGAACTATCTAATTGGGTTGCTAAAACTCTTAAATCACTTACTTCTTTAAATTGATTTACAGTAGAAACACCAGAAGCAGTTGTAGGTAATCCTCCATTAAATATTCCAGATACTGTGGTAACACCAACAACTGAAATAGAAGTTGCATCTACACTAATAACCCTTGATAAAATAGGATCTTCTGATATTGCAAGATCACTATATGAAATAAGATTACCGATAGTGGTAATACCTGGGAAATTTGGATTGGTACTTTGTATTTTAGTTCCTGCAGCTCCTTTATCTACACCAACTGTAGCAATACCAACATCAAATAAAGTAGAAGGAATTACGTTTGCACTAAAGGTATTAAGACCTACATTATTATCATCAGTTCCATAAACAGATTGAATATCAGAAATAGTATAATCAGTAATACCTATTGCAGTTCTTCCATTATCAATACCATTAATTATTAATTGCTCATTTGTAATAAAATTACCATTCTTTTCATAAACAGTTAAAGCTACTCCAGCACTAACAGAATTTACAAGAAAAGCAGTAGCACCACTACTTTTTCCTTCAATATATGCAGGAACAGATTGTGTAATAGATTGATTCAATTCAATTTCACTAAAAGATTGAACATCATATAACGCAAGATCCCATTGATTCTTTTGCTTATCGGAATCTGAAACTTCATAACTACCAGATTCAAGTCGGAAATCATAGACCCTAGCAAGACCAATTTCTTTACCCGAAACAGTTTCAGAGTTAACACCAACTCTTTGATCTCTTAAACTTAGAACATATGTACTACCAATACCTACTGTCGGAGTTCTAAAAACACTGTTTATTTTAAGTGTTGGACCAGTATTGTAAATTATATTTTGATCCTTTAAAGTTTTAGTATCTCTTGGTTTTGGTACATCAAGAAATGTTGGATTTACGGTTTCAATTTCATATCCTTTAACATAAGCTTTACCAGGAGAAACTTTATATAATGCTAAATTATCACTTGGAGTTTCCCCACCAGATGTAAATTGACCTGCTTTAAATACTCCCCTATTTCCAATATTATCATTTAAAGATTCTAAAAGAGTAATATCAAAAGGTTTTACATCATAATTACCACTTTCATCATAAGTTCTTCTTGCAAGAGTATCGGTTATATCAAAATTCTTTGAGTATACTCCACTAGATCCACCAAGAGCAGCACCTCCCGATCCACTTTTTCTTTGAGTTTTTAAAACACCTGGTTGATTATTAGAACCAATAGTAGCTAATTCAATAAAACTATTATCATCAAAATCATCTAATGATTTTTTAAACAAACTTAAAGATATTTTTAATCTATCAGCACCTGGCGCAGAATAATTATTAAATCCCTGTGAATTATCATTTAAACTTTCATCTATATCCGCATTTATTATTTCCTCATTTACATATAATCCTACCCTATAACTTGGATCACTACTATACTGATCAAGAATAAGAGTTTCTTGATTTACATTACAGAATTGTCCTCGAACAAAATATATACCTTCTTGAATTTGAAAAGAAGATCCAGTTATAGCAGCATCAGTAGATAATGTCGTTGCAAATGGAGCTCCTGCAGAAATTGCAGTATTGCCTAATAATCCCGAAGTTATTATTTCTGAACATGTTAATTCTTCTGCATTAGAAAATACTTGAGTAGAATTATTTGATGTGTTAGATGATAAGTAACTTATATAAAGAGTAAGTACACCTCTTTCAGAATCTTCTGGTAATAAAACTTGGTCTACAACAGCACTTACACCAGATCTTTGCCCTGTAATTTTTGTTCCAATTAATTGATCAGTATATGCAGTTATAGGAATTCCTTGATAATTATTATTAAGTTGAACCCCATAATAAAGTCTATTATATCCAGTATTGCCAGGTATTACTTTTGCACCTTCTTTAAAGAAATGCTGTCCAAATTTTTCAATTTGATTTTGTAGTATAGACTGAAGAGTTGTTAATTCTCTAGCTTGAACAGGATATCCTGGTTTAAATAAAACCCGATAAAAATCATCCGACGGATCATAATCGTCAAAATATGGCGATACATTTAAGTTGGTTTGCTGTGGCATGATTTTTTAGAACTGCAATACTATTTTAATATCTTCTTTTTGGTTTGTTGACCGAGTAATAGCTGGTCTATTATCAACAAAAATAATATTTCCTGAGTATTTTTTAACTTCGGGATTAGCAATACCTTCAGTAAAACTCTGACCAAGATAATATGTTCTATTATTTAGAACGGTAGAGAGACCTGTAAATCCAGTATCAATTTCTAAAGTAGACCCAGATGACGGTGTAATTTCTACACTTCCTCCAGTACTAGGAGAAGCAGTAAATGCATTTAAATTAAATCCATATTGCGGTTCCGTTACTCCAGATCCAACAGTATTGAATCCTGCAAGAGTTCTGTCTTGCCAATATTTTAAAACACCTGTTGTTTGATCATAATTAACAACTCTTCCTACAGCAGTTGATCCTGTAGCAATAGTTTGTGTAACATAAGAATCTGATGTAAATGTAGCAGAACTATATCCAGTTCCCGTTAATCTTAAAGCACGAAGAGAACTTGCTTTATCAGCACTTAGAAGTGATGTAGAATCATATTGTTGTGGGTTACAAACAACACCAACTCTTGCAATATCATTACCAGTTATAAAATCTGGATTCTCATTATCATTTTCAATTCTAGAATATAGTAAAACATTATATGCACCCAACTCCCTATAAATGTTAGATCCATGCCCTCCTTGAGGAGATATGATAACATCAAACAAAGGTCTAGTACTTCCTGTAGGAACAGAACCTGCTTCTAGATCAACACTTCCATAGGTATAACCAGAACCTTGTTTAGAAATTACTATAGTATCAACTTGTTGATCATTAGTGGTTGTAATGGTACATTCTGCACCCGAACCATCTCCCTTAATTGGAACGTTACGATATTCAGTACCACCTACAGGACCAATACTCACTCCCCTATTAGTTACAGTTACAATTTTAATAGATCCATCTACAGCATTATCTCTAACAGCAGCATTATCATTAGACGTTTCCCAATCTCTAGGAACTGGCATGAAATCTGTAGAATCAAATTTTACAATATCAGAAGGTTTAATTGTATAGAGATATTTCCAAATATAATTATCACCACTACTTCCAGCAGACCTTGGTTCTAAATCAGTAAATGTTGGTTCATCTAATGAGGGTCTACCATTAGGATTATCAGGATCAGTACCATTTTGAAGACACTCATAAACCCTATAATCACTGTTTATTATATAATAAGTTGAAGTGTATAAATTGGTTGCACCTGAAACTGGAGCAGTATTTGTTCTACTATAGTCTCCTCTGTACATATCATAAGTAGTACCCGATGACCATATTCTTTTTGTAACCACTTGCTTACAATCAGAAGAAGTAATTTTCTTCAAAGCAATCATATTATCCCAATAATTAGTTTCTTCTGAAAAACTATCTTTGGGAGAGGGTGGAGTTGTATTCCAATCAGTCGCAATATCAGTAGGATTGGTTAATCCAACAAAAGAATAATATGCATTTGTGCTAGAAGTTACTCCAGCAACAAAATTTTTCGCATTCAATATTCTAATCTGATCAGTTATTATAGCAGCCATTTGGACAGAGATTTTTCTTTATTTATTAATGATTTGATCAGGGAGTTCTATATTGCTTATATTTAAGAGAAGCAGATCTTCTTACTACTGGAGAAGTAGAAATTCCACCCGTTCCACCTAAAGTATATGCAGTATAAGTATTACTCTCAGATCTGGAGGTTAAATTAATTTTACCCCAACTATAAGATCCAAAATAATTACCAGTTTGGATTCCAGCACCCGTAAATGATGGCCATTGACCACTCCAAGTATTGAAGTTGGTTACTTTTACGAACACCCTATTAAGATGAGTTGTGCCGATTCCAACGCCTGTAGTTCCAACTCCTGTTGCAGCTTGAACTATTTCATAATTATTAACTTCATAAACGTTATTTAGGAATTGAGTTCCTACTCCAATAACAGCACCACCAGTATCTACAGAATTAATTGATGTAGTTGCACTACCAACTGTAGAATTATTAACTATAAAGAAGTCACCTGTAGATATTCCACTAATAGTAACTGCTGTTCCAGTAATATTAGAATCTCTTAGATCTGATGTGAGAGGAATATGTAAATCAAATATTAACTGATAATTAGTTGTACCAGCTCCAATTGTAGTAGTTCCAAATCCAACAATAATACCAGAATCACCTTGATAATAATCAACCTTATTTTCCTCTTCAGACCATACTGGAGGACTAATAAGAACCATAGGTGGATTGGATGATGTATATCCAGCACCTACACTTGTAATTGCAATACCAGTAATCGTTCCAGCAGCACCAATTATAGGAGATCCAAAAGCAGTTGTAGATGTTGAACCAACACCAACCTCAGCACCACTTAATGAAGTAGTTGCAAAACTTACTGTAGCAGTACTATAACCAACACCACCAGTTGAAATAGCAACGGAAGAGATTGTTCCTAAACCAGATACAATTGCAGTACCAGCAGCACCAACTTTATCTTCTTGAGAAACTAATTTAACTTTCTTTTGGAAAACGAAATCATTATCAACTGGTGTTTCATTATCAACTTCATCATATGGATCAAAGTATGGTCTTGCACTTTCCACATAAATGACGGTTGATCCTATTCCGACAGATTTGATAATAGGTGAATAAGGATTGATAACAGGTTCATAGATTTCTCTATCTTTACCTACACCTTTTTCATTAATAATCTTATCTTCGGTTTGTCTACACCAATTAATTGGTCTTTCCAAAGTAGAATCAGGAGTATTTCCTGGACCATAATATGGTGGAGTAGAAACAACATCAGTAGAATCAACACTAATAGGAACCCTAGCAGTTTCTTGTAACCAAGTATCTTGAGTTAGTAAACGTCCAATAGTTAAATCATCACCTTGTTTTACAGTTTCAATAACTTTCCTTTCAACAACATCTTGACCACCAGTTCCTTTATAGAAAATAATTTCAATTGTATCATCGATTTTAGGTGCTTCGGTAAATGTAATTACACTACCACCAGGGAATTTATACCCTTTACCAGGAACTTGAGGAATGTTATTAACAAATACCAATAACAAGTCTTGAACATCAATCTTAGATCCCTTCTTAGCAACAATTGAAGTTGATTCATTGTTTATTGTTAAGGGGAAATCTACCCTACTTCCATCAATATATCTTTCAACATTATCAAGAACTTCTAATTGACCAACAGACCATCCAGTAAATTCATCACTAAAGACTTTTTCAATATCAATTAACATTTCAGTAAATGTTTTACTTGGGTCAGTTGGAATACCTGTAGTACCACCAATAGGAACAGTTAATTTTTCACCATTACCATAACCACTACCAGTATTCTCAATAGTAAATTGTACTATACTAGAACCTTGACCAACAACAATATTAATAGTTGCTCCTGTTCCAATACCAGAAGAAGAAGTATCACTATATGTTAAACCAATACCACTATATGATAGTGGATCATCAATTACTACCTTATTATATCCTTCAACTACTCCACCTCTAGCATATTCATGATTTCGAGTTGATATTCCAGTTTGAGTTTCAAATGTTTTACTGTTAATAACACGTAAGATTTCACTTCCGTTTGCTGCAACATCAAATTTACTACCAGAATTGTTATTTAATCTAGGAGCTATAATAGCAGACTGAACTGACCCCAATCCAACATAGAATGTAGGAACAGTAGAAACACCAATATTAACTTCAAATGTAGTAGTTCCTACACCAACAGCAGTAACTGTTGTTCCTGTGTAATAAGGATCTGGTTTTCTAGGATATCTATGAACAGATGCATAGTTATCTCTTGAACATCTAAAGGATAATGATTCGGTTTTTATACCAATACTTTGTCCTGTACGTAGACTATGACCTGCACCAATACTTACTGTTAATATTCCAGCAGAAGCACTATAAGATGCGGTAGAAATACTATAAAGAGCAGTCTTAGATGTACCTACATTAAGAGTAATAGTATCATCTGTTTTTGAGTCAATATTAATAGAAGTACTAAATCCTGGATCAGTATATCTTGGATAAGTGTGTATTGTTGCATAATCATCAAATTCACATCTAAATCTTAAACTATCTTGCTTTAACCTTACACTAGTATCTGCAGATAATCCATGACTAGCAATAGAAAGAACTAAAGATCCTGTATCAGGATTGTAACTAGCATCACTAACATTATGAGTTACAGTTGCGGAAGTTCCAACATAAACAGTAATAGTATTATCTGTATATCCTGTAATTGCAGTAGTAACTCCTGCAATAGGATCAGTTGAACGAGGATAAGGATGGTTTGAAGTATGACTATCCATCGAACAAGTAAATACAATACCACCTGTAGCAATTCCAATAGTATCACTATCAGAAAGACCGTGAGAAGGAATAGTAAGAACTAAGTTTCCAGTCGCAGCATTATATGTTGCATCAGTAGCAGTTGTTGTACCAATACCTGTTACACTTACACTTCCAATACCAGAACTTACAAATGTATGATTATAATCACCACCACTAATAACAGCAGCAGGATCTGAACCAATAAATCGGTGAGCATATGAACCACCTGCAACTATAGCACCAGAAGTGGCAGATACGAATTGGTGAACAAACTGATCTCCATTAGCGGCATATCCTACATCAATTGCAATATCTCCATCGTTATGAGTAAGTCCATTAGCAAGTGCGCTAACAAAGGTATGAACACCTGTGTTAGTAGAAGGTGCTACTGGAAGAACATTAACTCTAAATGTATTTGTAGTTACATTAGAAACTGTTATCCATTGATTAGCAATAGTATCTGATTTTCTAGGATAAGTATGTGAAGTAGCATGATTATCCTTATCACAAGTAAATGTTAATGAATTAGGTGTAAATTTAACTTTATCACCATTAGAGAAACCATGACTAGCAACAGTACAAGTCATAATACCTGTATTGGGATTATAAATTGCATTTGTTATAGTTTTTTCAGCACCATCCTTAGTAATCTCAACTGCAGTATGATATGCAGAGTCTTGACCTCTTGGATAATAATGAGTAGATGCTCCACCATCTAGACCACAAGTAAATGCTAATCCAGTAAAGATAACAACACTCTTCTGACCACTAGTTGATAATCCATGACCAACAGCAGTTGTAACTGTCATAATACCAGAAACATTATCATAGACTGCGGTATGAATACCAACTCTAGGTGAGTAATCACAAGTAAATGCAATACCAGAAAGTCTTACTTCATCACCAACTGATAATCCATGATCAGTCTGTGTTGTTATGGTAGAAATACCAGTAACTGAACTATATCCAACATTTGCAACTTTTCTAGGTGAATAGAAAATTTGATCTGCATTAGTAACAGCAATTCCTGTAATATGTCCAGTTGTAATTTGTGCTGTTCCTATTCCGATTACATTTGTACCAACACGACTTAGAGTTTGTATACCAACATTAACAGTTTGAATACCTGCTCTATAACCAGAACCCGTATTACCAATACTAATAGATTTAATAGTACCACCAGCAGCAACTGTAACAGTTCCGCCTGCAGCAACTAGAGGTTGATATCCAAATCCTTCACTAGAACCCACAGAAACAATTATTCCACCTTTTGGAAGATTTCCAACATTTACATCTGAAGTAGAACTTCCAGTACCAGTAAATGAAATTGTTGTTACACCAACAGTAGCATCTTCTGTTATTGTATATTCATTAGTTGTACCTGAAGTTTGGAATACATCATTAATAATAACAATTGCAGTATCAGTAACAATTCCAGAAACATTAGAAGAATTGGATTTTAAAGTAAAGTCAGATCTTTGTCCATTAAACTCACTAGAAATACTATCAAAAATATAGTTTCTCCAATATGGTTCATTTGCAGTATCTGGAACACCAGAACGCATAAATGTTCTTCCTTCAAAACTAGATCCAGTAGAAATTCCTACCCAATCTCTTGAATCTGGTGGATTTGTAGAAGTACTTAAAGGAACATTACCATAAGGTGCTTCTACAAAGTTTATTGTATTATCAACAATATTATAATTACCATCAACTTTAGTAATCAGAGTTCCTGTACCATAACCAGCTAAAGCAGTTCCAGCCCAAGGTCTTCTAACCTTAATAAGATTATCATTTCCACCTTGACCAATAGAATCAATTCTTAATATTTCACTACCAATCTGAATTAAGTCACCACCGTAGAATGACGTAATTCCTGCAAACTCTATAACATCACTAGTAGTAAATACTTGATCTGCTAAATGTGTAGTTACAGCAGTTGAAACAATAGGTGATTGGAGAATATTGTCTATTGATACTAATGCTTTTTTATTCTGATTAACAGCATTAAAACAGTGAGAAGTTCCAATACCTACACTTGTAAGATCAACCACCTCTGGAACGGTCTGAAGTGCCTTAGAGACACTCTCTGCAAGCTTAATGGTTTCATCATCAATCTTAACTGCATATACTGTACTTGGTAATAAAGTAGTTGTGCCGATTCCAGCAAATCCATTAGTACTAGCAATTCCAAGTGCCATAGTATATCCACTACCAGGATTTGTATAAACAAGTTCCTCACCAGTAACAAAGAAATGATTTGGAAGATTAATAGTGTTATTTGTAACATCTATTATACCACTATCACTACCATCAAATGGTTTTCTAAAAATTGGATCAGTTTTATGTGATAATCCAAATGCTCTTAATACAGCACTTTCAGTTCCTGTATATTCACCAAAACCACATTCAATAACTCCATTATTAAAGTCTATAGTATCTTTAGTATCATCTTGAATTCTTACTGCATTCATATACACATTGACTTGTGCATTAATACTTGCAGCAGGAGTAAAGAGTAAAGATACAGTTCCTGCAGAAGATACTTTTGATCCAAAAGTACCAAGTCCAGTTGGAGAAACTCCAGAAGAAACATTACCCCAATCTACATCATATGTTTCTGTTGTTTCACCTGATACAAAATCAGTTACTACAGCATACTCAAACATTGCATACGATTGATTAGTTGCATCAGTAACTTGAATAGTTCCATATGCAGCTTCATATTCTGATGGGAATTCACCCACGGTATTAATTCCAGGTGAAGAGGATGAAGAAATTTCAGTTGTTCTATTCTCTATTCTTGCATGTTTAAGATCAACTGTACCAATACCAGTATAAGCAGAATCTGCCATACCAACAAGGATAGTATTAATAACACCAGTTGTTCCTATACCAACACTAGCATTAGCAATAAAATCAACTTTTAATTCTGTTCCATCAATATAACCACGATAAGTACCTAAACCACCAATTGATTCTGGAGTATTAACTGTAGTTAATCTTCCATATTCCATTATATCAACTTCATCACCATTATGAATAATATTCAATTGATTATATTCATGCTCCTTACCACTAATATCGGGATTGATATTGATAATCACTTTTGCAGATCTATAAGTGCTTGCAATACCAACAATTGTTGTTGTTCCCGTTCCAGTACCTATTGTTACACTTTCAGAATCAACTATAGATCTACCAATAACAGTACTACCTGTGCTTAATAAATTATCATCAAGATTATAAGAAAGAGCAGTAACCCAATAATCATTAACAGAATACTTAACTGGATAGAAGTTTAACTGACCTTCACTACCAGAAATAGCAAAATCAAAATCTCCTTGATCATAAACTGTTTCTACTCTTCCATATTGATTAATATATCCTTGAGCACTATCATGAATAATATCAACAACCATTAATTGTCTTTGAGCACCAAATCTCTTATCTCTTACAAATGTGATATACTTTAATGCTCTTCTATCTGCTAAAGTCCAAGTATTAACAGTACTAAAACGAGTTGCCCGTGGATTACTATTAAATGTACCACTAAAGTCATCAATAGAAACAACTCTATTTCCAACAGATTCACTATAATCTTTTAATATTCTACTTGAGAAAGTTATTTCAGTAGAAACAGAGTCATTTTCATTAATATCTAAAGCATTTTCAGATACTAAATCAAAATCATATACACAATTTAAATTACCTACACCATACAAATCATTTACTACAGAAATATCACTTAATTCGGTAGATAACCCAACCCTAACAGAAGCAGTTGATTCTAATTGATAATCTGAAAATTTCTTAAATCCTAAAGTATGATTTAAAGAAGAAACAGGATCATTCCACGTTTCATAATCAATTCTAGAACTTAAAGAATAAGAAAGATTTTGATAATAATCACTATCCTGAACTCTTTGCAAATTATTATTAAGATATCCAGAATCAGTTTCGTGTCCTTTTTCTACTCTAGAAGTTGCATTTAATTTAATATATGAATCAAAAGTTTTTATAGATGAAGCAAGTCCTTGAGTACCTGAACTCAATCCTTTTAAAATATCATTAACTACAAATCCATCAGTATTAGTAACCCTTAAAATACCACTATTAGAATTCCAGTTTTGAACAGTTCCTCTAGTACTACTAATAGATCCTTCAACTATCTCATCATTAGAAAAATCATTAGGTTTTAATCTAACCTCAAATGTAGGCATAAATTTTTGAGGAACAATTCTTGCAGAAGAATTAACAAAATCAAATGTTCCTGCAGAAAGACCAGGAGATAATCCAGTAAAATAATCAGAGAGATTGTATGTTACTGTTCCAATACCACCATAATTTTGATCAACTGCTGTTATTTCAAAAAGTTTATATCCATAATCTTTAGAATTATAACCCCTAGCAGTTGTTCCAACACCTACACCTACACCTTCTATGAATACATTATCACCAACTGCAATTGGGAAAGTGTCAGCAGTACTAAATCCAACTGATAATTGTACCGTTACATCATAATTTTCAGTATTAAATCCAACAGTAGCAATTCCAATACCATTACTATTTTTATCTGTGATAATTGTAGGTGGTGCATTATGAATACCTTTAGTATTCTTTAAAATTTCTATTTTTGGATTTCCTAAAGTATATTTTAAATCACAATCCAAGACTGCCTGACCAGTTTTTCCATCAATAAGAATTAAATCAGGAGCAGAGATATATCCTCTTCCAAAAGATGTTATCCCAACAGATTCAATAGAAGTTAAAGCATCTATCTTAATAATTTGAGGTAAAGCAGTATCTGGTTTTAATGTAGTATCAGATGGAAAATCATATCCAATATCTTTAACTTTTATTTTTTTAATTTTTCCAACTGAAGTACTTCTTGCTTCAATAATTGCTTTACTACCAACTTCAGTATTAATAGTAGAAATACCTGGAAGATTATAATAATTTTCACCCCTACTCTTTATTTCAAAATCAGCAATAGGACCATATGCAGTTGGACTGTCAGTTACATAAGATACTGATGATATACTTCCATAAGAAGAAGTTTCTGGAGGTTTTCTTAAAGTATAAGTAAATTGATTTGTAGCACCTATTGTAACTTTTTGTTTGCCATTATAAAGACTATCAACAACTTGTACTTGATTACCAGACAAAACTTCAGTATCTACAACAATACCTTTTTTAACAAAAGGTAATGCACTTTCAAGAATAGGATTTAAAGTATAATAAAGTCTTTCTGGAATATCATTAGTAATTGATAAAGATACTTTAGCATCAGTTGAGACTCCAATAGTTCCATTTTGAGTAACATTAAATGATTGAGATAATGGAGAAGTATCCCATTGTTTTGTCAAATTCTTATCAGTATAAAAATTTAATGAAAATGCAGGGTAACTTGTAGATTGGGAAACATATCCTAAAGATGCATCAGAAAGATCAAATTCAACAGTAGAATTTTTATATACTTTTACATAAGGATTAATAGGGTTTATCGTTCCTGCAGAAGTGCTGGTAATACCTACTACATCTGGTTTTGGTTCTTTTGCATTATAATCAGTTTCAGCTAATTTAAATGTATTAGTATCAACCTTTATTATATAATAAATTCCATTATCATTTAAACCCCCAACAGGTGTAGATGCTGTATGAATAATCTTATCACCAGTTTCATATCCATGATCATTTATTGTAAATGCATTAGTCGTAGTATTAACTCCCGAAGCAGTAAATGATTTTGGATTTATTATAAGTCTTCTATTATAATCATTATACTTAATAGTTACAGTCGTTGTAAGACCAGAAACCACATTCATATAAACATTTTCATAATTTAATAAACCATGAGTTTCTCCAGTTGAAACTGTAGCAGTGGTTCTACGAATTTCTCCAGTAATTACATCATAATTAGTCTTAAAACTATGATAAACCCCAGTACCCAAACCAGAGAAGAATACTGTTGTACTACCCCTCTGTGTGCTTGCAATACCCACAAAAGTACCTGTGCTACCTAAACCTACCTTAACAGTGGATATACCTACTAAGTCTTCAGTAATAGCAGCAGCATAAAGTGTTTGCCCATTTGTAAATGTTGATATACCTGTGTCAACAGCGTCTGATCCATCCCATCTAATATTAAGACCTGTTCCACCGTTGGGAGAATATGTTAATTTATCTCCTGTTTTTAATCCATGATCAGGAAGATAAATTGCTTTTGTTTGAATAAACTTTTGAGTTATACCAATTCCAGGATTACTAAATGCAATTGTAGTTCCAATACCAACTCCAGACCTTGTTCCTAAACCAACTGAATCAACAGGATTAAAATAAATTTGATTATTTACTCTATACACATAATCAGAACTAAATCCAGAATTAACAGTAAGTCTTCTGGGTTTTTCAAGAATTTCTGAGGTTACCGTATGAGAAACTCCAGTAACTCCATTAACAGATCTTAGAACTCTAATTCTTGAAAGAATGGGTTCTACATTTAATAATTTTAAAGTCTCTGTTCCAATTCCAAGAAGATCATTAGATTGAAGTTTTGATAAATCTCCACGAACATTAATATGAGTTACTATACCTGTAGTACCATCAGTTCCAATAGCAACAGCAGTAGTCCCTACTCCAGTTACTGTTAATCTTGTAGAAGTAATTCCAGCATTATAAACTCCACCAATTTCTGAAGAAGTTGTAGATAATCCAGTAATTGTAATAATATCACGGTTAACCCATCGATGAGGTTCTGTAGAAACAATACTATAAATTCCTTTCTGATCTGATGGATATATTTCTACATTTGTTATGCTACTAGTAGCAGCACTTACACTACTTACCGTTTTACCAACAAGTCTAGAAACTGTAGCACTTGCATTAAATCCTCTAGTACCACTATTATCAAATACTACCTTATCTCCAATTTTATAACCCTTACCACCACTTTCAATCCCAATACTTTCAAAAAAACCTGGTTTAGTTCCTACAACATCTATAGTTTGTGACAAATTATTAGGTAATGGCATATAAGGATAATATGCTTTATCCTTATAGATTAAATTATATGGGGTAGTATTTCTACACCATTTACTCCCATCTAAATCATAATTATCTTGATTTGAAGATTCTAAGAAATTAAAATCATTTGGAGTTGAATAATAATTCTTACCTATTAGATATGGGAATACAGGTAATTTATAAGTATTAAATTGTCCACCTTTTTCAGATCCAGCATCATCAATAGTTGCAAAATAAGCATATGTTCCACTTGGGAATTGTGGTGTTACACAAAATCTTCCATTATTTTCATCTAAAACAGTTTCATCACTTACTGGTTTGTATGTATAGTCATTACAGAAAAATCCTGCAGGGAAAACACTTAATGGTGGTCTATTTTCCTTAATTAAAGCTTCTTCAATGTATCCAGATTTCATCTGAACTACAGTACCACCCGCCTTCTTAACATATCCATATGGACCATAAATTGGGTTACCATCATATGCCCAACCTATGATAGGGGAATGATTATCTGATGGAACTTCTTGCCCATTAACCTTTCTTAAATCTGGTTCTCCATATAAAGATTTTCCTTCTTGATTTGTAGCATAAACTAATTGTCTTAATTTGCGAGGAGAATATAAATGATTATATTGTAAACCAAAATTACCATCTTTTATAATTCCATCATCATCAGTAATTTGTTCAGTTTTATAATATTTTTCAAATAAATTAACTTCCCATTTTTGAACATTACTACGAAATTTACTGTCTGTTCCTGCAGGGACTATATCAATACTTGTATTATCTCTAGTATATCCAGATCCTTTATGAATTACATTAACAGAATCTAAAACATAATTAATAGTTGTTCCTATACCAATAGATGAAGCATTTCCATTAAGATCAACTATCTTCAAAACAGGTGTTATAACTGCACCTACACCATCACCATTTATTTGTAAATTGGGTGGAGAATTATATCCCTCTCCTTTATTATCTACAACAACTTCAATAACTTTACCATCTACACCCACAATAGGTGTAACTTGTGCATTTGATCCAGATAATAAAGTTACTTCTGGTTCTCTGACAAAATTGATAATTTCGGACGCACCATATCCAACACCATTATTTGATAGATGAATAGATGTTACTTCACCCCGTATTATAGGTTGCACTTTAAGCTCAAAAGTATCAGACCCAATTGAAGAAATACCAACGTCTCCAGTAATGCTTATAGTAATATCTTGATAATTAAAAGTATGAGTTCCTACTCCAATAGATGTAAGAGGTCTATACTGTTTAGTTTTATGATAAAAATCACTAACAGTCGTTCCTACCCCAACACTTGATAATTTAAAATTATCATTATCCACTTTAGTAACATAAAAATCAGTAGAAGTAGTGAGTCCTGCTATAGGTGTTCCATCACAAGTATAATTAACAATTTCTCCAGATTCATAATCATGATTTTCAATTTTTATTAAATTTAACGAAGTATTAATACCAGCAGGAACCGCTGTTCTTTTTTTATTTTGGTATCCTGTTCCACCAGAAAGTATATTGATAGATTCTACTATAGATTTCTTTTCTGTAGATTTTATAAAATGTTTTCCTACTCCCTTAGAAGTTAATGTAATTGTATTAATTCCAGCAAGAACTCCTGCTTCATCCTTATGAAGTCTTATTGTAGTTCCACCAGTTCCAACTAAAGCAGCATAGTAAGTTGCACTTGTAGTTAATCCACCAATAACTTGCTGATTATCGGTAACATATACAACTTGCTCTGCATTCTTAAACTTATGATAAGTAGTAAATCCAATTGTGGAAGGTAATGAAGAATCTGTTTCAAGACCTATTCTAGGAGAATCTGCTTCAAAAGAAACAGAATGATCTATAGATTGCATGTTTACAGAAACACGAGCTCCTGATCCATTACCACCAGTAATTTTTAATGTAGGTGTAGTTTTATAATCAAATCCTGAATCAATAATTCTCATATCTCTTAAAGATCCAGATACTGCAACATATCCAGTAGCTCCAGTACCAACAGAATCTTTAATATGTAAAAACGGAGGATTAATTACATCATAATCTCTTCCACCACCGAGAACATCTATACTTTCAAGTTTTCCATAATGAACTTGGTCAAAGGATTTGTAATTTAAAATTTCTACACCATTTACCAATATTCCAGTATTACCAGGTGTAGTTTCATATACAGTTCCAGTATTATCTGGTGGACATACTTCTCTTAATATTTTTTGAGAAGTTAAAGTTTTATTGTTGAATTTAAATGGAGATATTTTGTTATCAGTTACAATACCAACTTGATCCTGAGTAACAAATTTCTCATTATAAAGATCAGAACCACTTTTAGCAAATTTTACAGTTGTATCATTTATTCTTTTTATAAAATAAAGACCTTCATCCATTAAAGATGATTTAACAACAAAATTGTCTATGGAGGTTCCACTAGTAGGATCTACATAAGCATCATTAACTATTTCAGGAGTGTAATAAATTGCATCTCCCGTATAGAAACCATGATCAGAAATAAGAACTCCAGATGGACTCGTTGTTGAATTTGTTATAATCTCATATTCATCACCAATAAAACTTCCACTAAAAACAATTTTTCCATCATTAACCCCTAATGATTGGGATCCATATGTTGGAATAGATGAAGATGCTATAAGTAACTTATCTACTCCCTTCTCCTTATATACATTCTGTATATTTGTAGAATATGTATTTGTCTCTGGAAAATTAATAGCATTTGCTTTTAAAATTTGTCTTTCAATGGTATACTTCAAAGAAGTATTAATTTCTCCTTGACCTTTAACAATAAAAGATCTAGAAGATGTTAATTGAGATATATCAGATACAGGTAAACTTTTACCATCACTACCAACTAAAATAGCAACAGATTTATCACCGACTTTAAAATCATGATCGGTTGTTAAAGTAATTTCATAAGTCCAATCTGAAGTATCCTGAAGACTAATATCATCAATCTGATATACTGAAGCAATATTATAAAACCACTCCTTAGTTTTAAATCCAGTATCTCCAATTCCTAAAGTTTTAATTTTTACAGTATCATCCTTATCAAAAAGACAATTAGTATCTTCATAATCAAAAGAATCAATAACTGATGTAATTCTTACTTCAATAGTTTCATCTTGATCAATAACAGATTTTCCATATGCAAAAGTATTAATACCAATAGTTTCACCACTCAAAATTGTCTTTCCAATTCCACTAAGCCCATAAAATTGAGTTAAACTTTTAGATGTATATTCACTAACACCTACCGTATTATCAACATATTTAAAATATAATTCTCCAGTAGTTCCAAATCCAACAGTTGAATCTACATCAACAACCGTAATACCTGCACCAACTTCTCCAATTACTCTTGTTCTAGGAGGAGTAATAAAAGTTCCATATGTAGAACCTTCTACTCTAGAATCTCTATTATATCCAGCATCAATACTTATTTTATAAAATGTAGTTCCAGCACTAACATTTATAGACTCAACATGTGTTATAGGAGCATATGCCTTTTCAATATTCTGTTCCTTATATTGATCTTGAAATAACGTTGATAATTCAAGATTCATTGGATCACCATATATTGGCTCTACAACAAAATCTCTTGTTATTTTATAATTTGCATTAGATGGTGTAAAAAGAAAATCAGATGGTCGTATAATCTTTACATCTTCATTATATAAAGATTTAAATAAAATTTCAAAACCCCTATCAGTTCCTTTACTCGCATAGAAATCTTTTGATTGCTTTATGAAAATATTTTGATCCAAATCTGAAGAAAACTTTCTAGATTCAAATCCTGGTGTAAGTTGATGTTTAGTTTTAACTAAAAATTCTTTAAGAAAAAGAGAACTTAAATTTTGTATTTGATCTCCTTTACTATGCTTCTTTGCACTTGTAGATTCAAATACCAACTCTTCAGGATTAGTAGGATTACTATAAGAAGTAATACCAGAAAATCCTCTAACACATCCAGTAAAAGCAAAAGTAGTTATTCCAGTATATGTTATAACTTCATCATTAATTTTTATCAACCCATAAGAATCTGGAAATCCCAACGTTCCTGTTGGGTTTTTTGACATATCAACTTGTATGGTATCAGAAGAAACTCCTATAGAAGCACCCAATCCAACATGTCCTGTAAGTCCAACTTGATTATCAACTTTTGTATAATCATCAATATTCTGAACCAAATCAATTGGACCACTTTGATACTCTTGACCCTGATAATATGATTTTAAAAACTCAGCAACTAACGGATAATCATTCCTGACATATTGTGGAAGTTGATTTTGAACTATGTTATTAAATTGGATTTTTTTTGTAGACATTTTATAATTTTTCTATCTTAGTATGTTGAACCTGAAGTTGAAGGAGCAATAGTGCTAGTTGCAGTAGTGGTAGTGGTAGTTGCAGTAGCACCTCCACCACCCGTAGTCGAATTACGTCCACCAGGACGAACTAAACTACCATTAGCATAACTTGATGTGGTAATATAATTGGAACCTGAAGGATCAAGTCCAGATGCAATTTCATCAACCACGGTTTCAAAATTACTGTTATTAATATCTAGTTGCAAATAAAGATCCTGTAATCCAATAACATCATTAGAAAGAGGACATGTTGAAATTTCAATTACAGTTTGCCCATCCTTAAGCATACCTGATTGAACATTAACAGGGTTTAAAGTTACAACTCCATTTTTATAATCAATTGTTCCAACATTTCTTCTCACAATAGAAGGAGAAGTTGAATCTATTGAAGGAACAGTAAAGAAAAATAATGATCCATTTAATTTATTAGTATTAGGAATATCACCAATATATACATCATCCATTATTCCTGCAATTCTAAATGCAGAT